CATTATTACCCATGAGGATACTCTTATCTTTGGCCGACTGTTCGTTGTTGGTCTTCATATCCTTAATGAATTTCTCTTGCAGCGAGATTTTTTCTTTATTAAGATCACCCTGATATTCCACATCTTTTCTATCAGCTGCAATATCTTTGAGTTGTCCCTTTAGGATCATGTTCATAAGAGAGAAAATCTGAATATCAAGTATCTCTTCAACTACCTCTCTACGATGCCTTGCCTTAAGCTGCATAAAGGGCACAAATGTAGATGACCCTAGAATGACTACTTGGGTGAAACTTCTATAGTTTAACTTGAGAATTTGTTGTTCTAGATATTTCTGGTAATCTCTAGCATTTGCATCTTGATTATACATCTTGCCGTTGATGTATATTTCAAATGTATTTGGTTTGATACCACGAATAACCTTGATTTTCTTAGAACCTATTTCAAACTCAACCTCAACCACAGACCCTGCCGCATTGACAGAATTGATCAGCTGAGATTTGTTGATAGGACGAAATGGTTTACCAAACAGACCAAAACAAAGAGCATCAAGAATAGTAGATTTGCCTGCACCATTCTCTCCAATAATTAGTGTGGTTTTTTCTTTGTCCAACTGTATTTCTGTGAAGGTGTTGCCAGTAGATAGAAAATTCTTCCACCTTACATACTTAAAGGTAATCAAATCGGATGTCCTTTTACTGGGTTTAGGCTTTCTCTAATCTTAGTAGCAGAAATTGCTTCTATCTCTTCATCTAGTCGTTCTTCTGTAAACGTATAACCCACATCACGGCCATACATAATATCTACGATGTTAGGCACATCTATAATCTCATAGTCTTTCCACATAGAAAAACCAGCAACCGTAAGTTTGCCAATCATATGATCTCTATTGTGATGACCTTCTCCAGTGTCACGAATTAGGATTGCGACTTGTCCAGTTTTAGAATGAGCTCGTCTAAAAAGCTCTGTGTGTCCATCGTGCCAAGGCTGATATCTCCCAAGCATTTGTACAGTTGGTTTTCGTCTATCCATTTTGTTATCCTTAAATCGTATGTTGTTGGGGGAATAAAGAGTTTGTTTGTGTCTTCATATTCTGATTTATCAATTGTATCCATCCATATAGTTTTATCTGCCATGAAAAAGGTTCGATAACCAGGCAAGGGGCAAACAAACCCACTAATACTTATAGGGTCTACCTCTGCAAGTTTTCGCATACGCATAGATTGAATCTCTCTGCCCTGTTGAGAGAAATCCCAATTATTGTAAATCATTCGTACATCATCTGCATCCCAATAAGGAATAGAGAATTGCTTACCTAGTCGTTGTCCTAACCAAGTCTTACCTGCTCCTGGCAATCCCATAATTAATAATTTCATCCTAAAAACTCCTCTAAACTTCCAGATTCTTTCTTTGCGTATTTTCCGATAAGCCTCTCTGACTTACCCATATTACCTATAGTTGCACATGATCTGTCTGTGTATGCAACTGTGGTAAATCGTTGTCCTGACCCATATATTGGTGTGACTCCATGAAGACTTTTACTGTCTGCAATACACACTGAATTGTCTGGTAAGTCAAGTCCTACACCCCAGCGTGGAAATGACAGATATGCACCTGTATATTCCCCTTGACGAAAGCAGCACATCGTGGTATACTCTACATCCTTACCATCAGAATGAATAGACATAGCCTTAGACTGCATAGCACTATACCGATTTGCACTGAGGGTTGTTATCATTCCTTGTCGATACTTTTCCTCTATAGTTTCCTCTGCAAATTTACTCTGCCGTAGATATATATCTGGGTTCGCTTTCTTCATTGCCTCTTCATGGTATATTGATAAGTCTTTTAGTTTGTGCCACATCTTCTCATTGGAGATATTAAGGGCTCCCGTGAACCGTCCTCGCTTTGCGCCAATCATAACTGAATTTATAGAATTTGCATATGCTATCATACCCCAGCCACCAGACTTAGTACGAGTATGGTAAGAGTTGGGTGAGCGAAGTTTATAGTGTTCTCCCTCTATCAGTCCCTTCTTCTTCATCTCTACAGGGTCTATAGGGCCTGCTGCATTTGCCCTCATGACTGATGTTTCCTCTATCGCATATAGTTCATTACGTATATCATCATTAGGAAATACATTGGTAATCACATAGGCAATGGGAACACCTTCTCCGTCAAGGGTGGAGTCTGGACGATATACTGCTGTGTCTTCAGTTACGTGAACAACTTCATTCAGATCGTCCTCTGTATAGAACTTACCATTCCACCTAGAGAATGTCTCTTTCTCACCTAGATCAATTTTTGCTGTTATGTGTTTCATTGTATGGCTCCAATACTTTTTCGTAGATAGATTCTGCAACATATTTCATCATGGGAGGGGCCACCATTAAACCAATTCGTGCAAGACGTTCGTTCAATGTACCCGTATTTACGTAATCTTCAGGCAGACCCATGATCCTTGTAGATTCTTTAACAGTATAACCACGATCCTCTTCTGGATGAAGATGGACTGCTAGACTCGTCTGTAATCCTTGTTCTGATAATGTATGTGATGCTTGATTCCAAGGAACCCTGCGAGACTGAAAGAATGATGTTTTCTTCTCTGGCACTTCCTTACCCCACTTCTTTCTATGTGCAATCACCTTATCATACCAAGGCCCAACTACATCATCACCTACTGATACAACTTTTGCAGGATTCTTAGTTAGTCGTTTGAGCCATTTATACTTTGCACTCTTCAACATAGACTCACGCAACTCATGGGCCTCAACACTATTCTCATTGTCTAGACGCAGATCACCAATGGCATCCTCTATTGTGGGTTCTTCATTTGCACCCTCTGGAAATAGAGATGAAATAAGCATCCACGGCATTTCTATATCATCCAGTACATCATTGCGTACTGATACTATGAAAACACGTTGACGTTTCTGTGGAACACCATAGTGTATTCCATTCAGTACCTTATATGTGGTGGTATATCCAAGTGCTTCGAAGTCTGTAACCATGCGATCAAGGTGTTGTTTTGCATAGTCCATAGTCAGGCCCTTGACGTTCTCGCATATAATAACCTTCGGCATCATCTCACCAGCAATTCGAATCATCTCCCATGTCAGGTCTTCGATGTTCTTCTGCTTCATACCATAAGCCATCTTCTCTTTATTCCAGCCCTTCTTCTTAGTACCAGACATACTAAAGGGTGGGCAAGGTGGACTACCATCAAGGATATCCAGTTCATATTTCTTGAGTCCTGTCATCTCCATAATCTGTTGGCCAGTGACATTTTTGATATCACCACAGATGTGTGGAGTTCCTGGCCAGTTCGCAAGATAGGTATCTACTGCGACTTGTTGAAACTCATTGACGAAACGTGCATCACCACCAGCCAGTTTATAACCGCATGATGAACCACCACCACCTGCAAAGAATGAAATGTATGAGAACCTTTTACGATCAGAAGATTCCTTGAGCTCGTCTAGCGTGTATCTATTATATCTCAATTAAAAAAGTCCTCCAGTGTTCCTTGTGTACCATAACTGTTATCAATCAACCAATTCATCTTTTCAGTAATGAATTTAAGAGGTTCAACGAAGCTCTTAGTGAATTGTACATCATAGTCTATTCTGTCTCTTATGTCAAGTTCCTTTGGAAAAGAAGTGATAAAAGAGAACGCACTGGACTGATATATGTTGGGTTGCTTCATGTTCACGAATCGAACCTTGTCTCCCTCTTGTATGAAGGGGAATTTACCAGACAGCTTGTTCTTCTTAATCAAAAAATTATATAACAGGGCTCCTTTGACATGCATAGGAGCTCCCTTACGAAATAAGCTAGACTCTCCAGCGAACTTCTTTACGCCATTACAACTACGGGGAAATGCGATCTCTTCTGGTGACAACAACATAAACTCTTCTCTAAACTCCTGTATAAAGGTATTTAGCATTTTCTCATCGCCGCCTATTATGATCTTGAGTGCTTCTTTGATCTTCTCTCTACAAGGTGCAGGCGTACTTGACTTGACTGCTTCGATACCCATAATCTTGAGTTTAGGCTCTTTGTACCTTACACCTTCACTATCCCAGACATTGAGGATGTAACGCTTTTTTGCTGTCCAGATTCCTTTATCAGCGATGACCTCTCTCGCCATGACCATCTTCTGGTCATATGCGTTCATTTCCTTAGCAAGTGCTTCATAGCTGTTATTGATAAAAGGTTCCAACTTCTCTTTTGCAATTGTATCCAAGAAATTGACGATCTTTTTAGTATCAGTTCCTTCCTTAAACACCTTATTAACCAACTTATCAAAAGTGATGTACACCGAATCTGTATCACTTGCAATAACGTAGTCAACTTTTGTGGTATTGAGTAGTTTGTTAAGATATACATTAAGGGCCTTTTCAATCCACCGTATAGATAACTGACCAGACGTTGTAATTGCAGTAGCGACCAAAAGATCGAAATACCTAAACCAATTATTCCCAATAGCACCATACGCCGAGTTAAGAGATATCTTCTTCGCC